CCGATGCCTGAAACTTACATGGGTCTGCCAGTGTTCAACGGTGACGAATCCGACCTGCGATTCCTTGACCCTCACGGTGTTGTGGTTGGCTTGTATGCTAAAGGCAAGGCTAAAAAAGACACCAGCGGTTTTGTGAAGTATCCCACTATCATGTTGAAGGCGGCTTAAATGGATAAACTAGGTTTTATGAATCGTGCCGAAAGGTATGCCGAAGCCCGTGGCGATGAAATGTTTTTCAAGCATTGGTATACTCGGTATCGTGAATATTACAATATCGAAGATTCCGTTTGGTGTGCATTGACTTGGTTGTATGATGAAGATACGGCTAAACTTTTGAAGTATCAATATTGGGGTCCTGCGTTATGACATATACTCTGATAATGCGAAACGGAAAGATTATGCAATTCTACGTCCAAGCAATGGCTGAATTGTATCAAAATCTTTACGGCGGTGTGATTGTGACAAATGATGTATTGAATGATGTGAAGGAAATTCAAAATGTATAACGATAGACATGGCGGTCCTTTTGACCGTGGTGGTGCTGATTACTATTATGGTAGAGCATATGAACCACACTATTATGTTGGCGATACATATTCAAGTGAACGGATTGAATTGGCTAACATGACTGCACAACAAATTGTAGAATATACTGCTGGCTACAATGCTGGCGGCGCACAAAAAGATTGGGGCTGATATGACTGGATTTCAAAGTAAGCGTGACATGGCAAATAGCCGTGACCCGGTTCGCTGGATTGAAAACGTTTCTATGAGTGATGCCATTCTCGGTCGTCATTATGATGCCGGTGTGAATTCGCTGTTGATTCGAATTCAAGACCCTGCTACTGAATTCCGTCCTGTACAGTTTCCTTTCAAAGATATTCATGAGTTTCAATTCTTGGACGCCGAAGATGCTGATGGTTTTCCTGATGAATGCAAAATTTCTGACCACCAAGCAAATTCTTTGGTGCTGATTTTGAAACAAGCATTGCTTAATCATACCAATGTGGTTGTTCACTGCCATGCTGGTATCTGCCGAAGCGGTGCTGTGGTTGAAGTTGCTACTATGATGGGCTTCACCGCTACTGATAAATTCCGTATGCCTAACCTACGTGTTAAGCATAAAATGATGAAAGCATTGGGCTGGACGTATGATGAAAATGAAAAGCAAACGTTCACCAATGGACATGTAACTGAAAGCGGCATTGTACTGCCGAATGGAGATTTTTAAATGCGTAAGATGGCTACAATTCGAAAAATCGATGCCATTGGTCCTATCGAAGGTGCCGATGCTATCGAAGTCGCAACTGTAGGCGGATGGAAAGTTGTAATCAAAAAAGGCGAATTCGCTGTTGGCGACCTTGCTGTTTACTGCGAAATTGACTCTTGGATTCCTACTGAGATTGCGCCCTTTCTGTCTAAGGGTAAAGAACCACGTGAATTCGAAGGAGTGAAAGGCGAACGCCTGCGTACCGTAAAACTGCGTGGTCAACTGTCGCAAGGTCTGCTACTGCCCTACAATATTCTTCCGTTTGATTCTCAAGGCGTGATGGTTGAAGGCAATGATGTTTCCGAACTGATGAATATTCAAAAGTGGGAAATGGCTGTGCCTGCACAACTTGCTGGTCAAGTGCGTGGAAACTTCCCTAGCGTGATTCCGAAGACCGACCAAGAACGTTGTCAAAACCTTGTCAAAGAAATTGATAGCGCAATTGTTGCTGGCATGGCATTTGAAGTGACTGAAAAACTTGAAGGTTCTTCTATGACTTGCTACCTGATTGATGGTGAGTTTGGTGTATGCTCTCGTAATCTGGACCTGAAGCGTGATGAAAATAACACCTTTTGGGCTACTGCAATTGCTGAAGACATTGAAGCAAAGATGCGTGAAGTTGGAGACAACTTTGCTATTCAAGGTGAACTGATTGGTCCTGGTGTTCAAGGCAATATCTACAAACTGACAAAGCCTGAATTCCGTGTGTTTGACATTTACGATATTGTTGCTGGTGACTATGTTACTGCCGCTGAACGTCAAGGTCAAATTCAAATGATGGGACTCAAGCATGTTCCTGTGCTTGCCGCAAAAGCAAAACTGTACGATACTCTTGGCGTCAAAGACGTTGAAGACTTGCTGAAGTTTGCTGATGGTAAATCTGTGATGGGTGACATTACAGGTCCGTGGCGTGAAGGTGTCGTGTTCAAAGAAGTGAACGGCGGCATGACTTTCAAGGCTATTTCTAATGTGTACCTGCTAGGTGAAAAATGAAAGTTGTTATCAATACATGCTATGGCGGATTCGGTCTGTCCAAGATTGCGTTAGAATCATATGCACACCGAAAAGGTATCAATATGGGCACGTGGAATAAAACATGGGGATTCTTTGATGGATTCTCTTGTAGTGATATTCCACGTGACGATAAAGACCTAGTTGAGATTGTAGAACAATTGGGAAACCTTGCAAACGGCTCCTGTGCTGAACTTAAAATTGTTGAGATTCCCAATGACGTAGAATGGTCAATCCATGAATATGATGGGTCGGAATGGGTTGCTGAGGCACACCGTACTTGGAGTTAGTGAATACTAACGTATTAATGTTGCAAAAAAGCAACAAAATACCCCTATTTTTTAGTCAACTATTAAAATAACCCTTGACAATCCTTCCGATACCTGTAGAATAGACTCTGTTGATTGAGAGAACTAAGGAGTTTTATATGGGTTTCGAGACAAAAGTTTTGGCTGAAGTTGCTACCGTTCTTGGTCGTGAACGTGCCGCCAGTTTCACTAACGGCACTATGTTTGTCGATTGCACCGTTTCCGAAGCGGTTAAGATTGAAACTGCATTGCTTGAAAATGTTGTGAATTGCGGCATCATTCTGAGCCGTGTTGGTGATGAATCTGCGTTTGATTTTGTTTGAGGTTAGTATGATTAAAGCGATTGAATTTGTTGGCGTGTTCTCTGGAATACTTGGTTCGTTTCTTGTGGCACGTGGTTCTCTCGCTGTCGGTTTTTGTCTGTTTCTCGTTTCCTCTCTGTGCCTGATGTTCTCGGCAGTAAAACAAAAAAATTGGAACTTGACTCTGTTGCAAAGTGCGTTTCTGTTTTCTAACGTGCTTGGCGTTTCTAACTACGTTTTTGGAGTGTGATATGAAAGGTTCGATTCGTTTTTTCTTGGGTTTGGTTGTGACTCTCGGCGCTGTTGGCTATATTGAACAACTTGACTCGTCAATTTTGAATGGGATTGTGACTGCTGGTTTTGGTCTGATTCTGATGTATTCTGGTGTAACTGCTTTGAAGGAAAATGTATAATGGGTACTCGTTCTTTGACTTTTGTGTATGATGGTGATACCCCTGTGGTTAACATGTATCGCCAATTCGATGGCTATCCTTCCGGTCATGGTGCCGAACTTGCCGACTTTTTGGACGGCATGGTTGTTGTAAATGGCTATGGCGAAGTGAAGCCTAAGATTGCAAATGGTATGGGTTGCCTTGCGGCTCAAATGATTGCAAACTTTAAGCAAACTGTTGGCGGTTTTTATATTCATCCAGTAACGTCAACCGACTGCTGGCAAGATTATGAGTACCACGTGTACGAAGATAAAGTGGTTGTGAAGAATCCAACCGAAGTAATTTTCGAAGGTTCTTACCAAGCGTTTTCTAAATTTTGTGTTGAGGATTGATATGTTTATTGCAAAACCGAATGACCGTAATTTTATTAATTCACGTGAATTTAATACCATGAAGGAGTGTAAAGCATTCCTTGATAACTACACCGAACAAAAGATGCCGTTGGATGAATGGCTCATGTTGGGCAAAATTCTTGAAGTGAAACCCGATGGTTCTGCCGTTCGGATTGAGGTTGACGAAAAATCTTTCCTGTGATACAATGAAGTCTACTTTGGAGAAAATGATGGCAAGTTTTGTTGACGATTTTTATCTGGAAGACGATTCTGCGGCACTTGCGTATCTGGAACAACTTGAGTACCAACAATGGTATGAGGAAATCGGCTGGATTGAGGATATCAATGCCGAACTCCGTGAAATTGCGGATGCCGAGCGAGAAAAAGAAGTTAGTGAGTGCTTACTAACTTATGCGTGACTTAGCCCCATTCCGACAATTTGGGGGCTATGGAAGCCCAAAAACGACCGGTTTTAGGCGGTTTTGGGCGGCTTTTGGGGTAGGGGTGCTACTCTGATATCAACCCCCCACGGAAAACCGCCTAAATCTGTTGCGTAAAAGTAACACTTTGGTACTATGTTGTATTTGTGCAACAATGCAAAAAAATTGTGGAAAACCCTTGACATTCCCTCCGAACGGCGTACAATAGACTATGTTGAGTTGATGAGGTAATGAAATGTTGACGTTTTTGATGATTCTTGTTGGTTTGTTCACTGCGATGGTTCTGTTCGGAACCCTTGTTACTGAATCTGTTACTACTCTCGGTTGATTGAAAGGATATTTGTCATGGCTTATATGAATCAAGAAAAGAAAGCAAAAATTGCTTCCGTTCTGAAACCCATTCTCGCCAAGTACGGCATTAAGGGTTCTCTGTCTGTTCACAATCATTCAAGTATTTCCTTGAATATCAAATCTGGTCCGATTGATTTTATTGAGAATTTTATTGCGACCGATTCGAATGTGATGCATGGACGTAAAATGTCTGCTGACCAAATTGCATACATTCGTAAAGACCAATCCCTTGATGTGAATCCTTACTGGTATCAAGACCATTTTAGCGGCATTGCCAAAAAGGCTTTGTCTGAAATCTTGCCTGCCATGTATTCCGCCGATTACTATGACAATAGTGACGCCCAAGTTGATTATTTTGATACGGCATACTATGTTCATGTAAAAATTGGTAAGTGGAACAAACCTTACCAAGTTGTCGCTTGACAATGCCCTCCGTTTGTGTTATTATTCTCTTGTTGGTTAACTTTTCTTGAAAGGAAATATTATGTCTAAGTCCCTCCAATACGTTAAGATTTTCGAAGTCCTGCAAAATGCTAAGGGTCCTGTTGCCGTGTCTACTATCAAGGCTCTTGATGGTATCGTGCCGACTCGCCTTTCCACTTATCTGTGGGAAATCAAAAAGAACACTGGCTTTGCTGTGAAAGCAAACCGTGATGGTCGTTCCGTTGTGTCGTATGAACTCGTTGGTTCTGGCACTGCGCCTGTTGCAAAGCCTGCTAAGGCTGTTGCACCTAAGGCAACCAAGCCTGCTAAGACTGCTACTCCTAAGGCTAAAGCACCTGCCAAAGCAAAGGCTAAGGCACCTGCAAAGGTTCAAGGCGATAACATCGAAGATGTGATGCCTACCAAAGCCGTTGGCATTGTAGACGTTCTCGATTCTGTCGATACCGATATCGCTGATTACGAAGACCGTTCTTTTGCCGCTGACTACGTTCGTGGAGTTGCATAATACAGGAAGTGAAATGGATACTGCGCTAGTACAATTAGTAGAAAAATATATTTTCGAAGCGTGGAATTTGGGTTTGACTGGTGACTATGTAAAGAGTTACGTGTGCGCCATGTCAAACCAACCGAATTTTGTTGTTGAGCCAATACTTGAAGACCTAATTAACAGGATGGCAGAATGAAACTCTCCCTTTATGAACGACTGCTACAAAAGCCATGGTTCTATCGATTGATGTGTAACTTCACAATCATGGAATATCTGGTGATGTTTGCTGTTGTCATTACAATTCTTTTTATGTTATGATTGATACGATTTACCTTGATATGGATGGAGTGTTCTGCGACTTCAACGAACGATGGCATGATGCATTCGGTCGAACGCCAAAGCAATCCAGAGAGTTTAAAGAATTTTCGTCCGATTGGACAGACTTCATTGTTGCGGAAAACTTCCGTGACTTGCCTTGGGCTCCTGGTGGCGAAAAGTTGTTTGAATACATGCTGGCGCTTCCCTCTGACATTCGAATTGAAATGCTCACCTCTAGTGGTGGTCAAAAGTTTCATGCCGAAGTGACTGCACAAAAGACTGTTTGGTTGTGTGAACATGGCTTCCCATGGAAAGCCAACGTTGTTGCTGGTCGTGGTTTGAAGAAAAACTATGCAACACCTACGTCAATTCTGATTGACGATACCTACGATGTAATTGAAGCATTCAATGCCGCTGGTGGTATCGGTCTTTGGCACAAGGACCATGATGTGGATACTACAATCGAAACTCTCGAAAATCTCCTTGGCATTGGGGTCACAAATGGATGAAGAACTTGATTACACAAACTCCACAATCAATTATCAAAATGTAGTTGCTAGTATAGACTTGCTTGCTATCACTCGTTTGACTGCGGCTGATTTGATTAAGTGTCCCTATATGTCACTTGGAGATTTTTTTCGTGATATATCTGATGCCGACTTGAAAACTCTGGTTGATATCATTGAAATCGCCGAAGATGAACCTGAACATGAAGCACTTGGCAATCTTGTTTTGCTGACCGAAATGCTAACGACTGCCGAAGGTGTTGATAAAATTGATTTGGTTGATGCACATGAACGACTGAATGCGTTCTGCATGTATGTGATTGTATCTTCACTGCACCGCAAAGGGCTTGTCAAAGTCCACTATGAAAACATGTCATTTGGTAAAGACATGGGTAAAAAAGTTGTTGTTGAAAGGCTTGACAATGAGCAAGGGTCTTGAAATTGATTATGAAACCGCTGACAAAATCACTTTGATATGTTTGAAAGACCAGCGGTTCTATCTGCAAACTGAACTTGACGCATATGAAGAAGGCAAGTGGTTGCATCCTGAAGATGTTGTGAATAATCAAAAACTGATTAAAGCACTTGACACTATTATTTCATACTACGGAGGCTAATCATGCCATATATTCACGTTGATGTTGATTTGGATGAATTCGATGATGATGAATTGATTTACGAATGCCGTGCCCGTGGTCTTCTGGATGGTATGGATTTAAACACTGTCGGTGTTGATGGCGATGAAATGCGAATGATGCTGACTGCAATTTATGAAAAGCGTAGGCTCGGCAAAGACTTTGATGCCGAACTTGATAAAATGATTTACTATGGATTGGGTCGTGTGATATGATTCGAATGTTACTCGCATTTTTTATTGCATTTGCAATTTGCTACTTTGGTATTGATGCATATCGAAAGTTGACTGGCAAAGAAAAATGGGCATTGACAAAACTGCTTGGGTATAGTATAATTTGTTCTGTTCTAGCGATGGGTATCCTGTCTGCTTTTGTAATTCTCTTTTAAAGGTATATGATGAAACGTTTTGCTACTCTCTCCCTGATTGCCGCCGCTGTTCTTGCGACTGGCTGTACCCGTATTGAAACTGGCGAGGTCGGTGTTCGTGTCGGCTTTGACAAACAAGTAAAACCTGGCGAACTGTTGCCTGGTTCTTTCAATCAAGTTTTGATTGGTGACGTTCTGACATTCCCGATTAAAGACGTTAATGTTAAACTGGATGACATGACTCCAGTTGCAAAAGACAATAGCACAATGAAAGACTTGGATGCTGTTGTTATTTACAACATTAATCAAGCGCAAGTTGCTGAATTGTATTCAAGCAAGAGCCGTGCGTTTCACGCTGAACACAAAGGTGATGTTTACCTGATGTATAACTACATTGTTCAGACTGCACGTAATGCTATCTACAAAGAAGCACGTAAGTTTGAAGCACTTGATATGGCAGACAATCGCCAAGCGATGGAAGCATCTATCAAAGAGCAAATTCAAAAGACCCTTGCTGACGAAAAACTCGATGGTAGTCTTGTTGTCAGTCAGGTTCTGATTCGTAACATTGTGCCTGCTGATTCTGTTGTTGCATCTGCAAATGACTTGGTTCGTGCCAAGAATGAACTGAAGCAAAAAGAAGTTGAAGTGAAAACTGCTGAGGCTGAAGCACGCCGTATGCAAGCACTTGCGAATCAAGGTAGCCAGTCTATTGCATACATGCAAGCACAAGCAATGATGAATATCTCTGAAGGTATCAAGAACGGCAAAGTGAATACGATTGTTGTTCCGCAAGACTTCAAAGGTATGGTCAACGTGAAGTAAATGAAAACGTATCGCCAATATTATTGGGAACAAGCCATTCGCCAAATCAAAGTCTCGCTGACAATGATTTGGTATGGCGTGATTCTTGATAGAGGTCATCATACGCAATGGAAAAATACTAAAAAGTATGGCGGCAGGAAATAAACTTTTTATTGTGACTGGCACACGTGCTGAATTTGAATACTTTATTCGAAAGAAGGCGCAAGAATTACATGAAGATGGATACCCAATCACACTATCCGATTTTGTTTATCTGGACAATCTAGACAAGATTAGAGGCAGAAAAGAAGTGCATGGGTACTTCTATGGTAGTTATCGTGAACGTGCTGACTTGAAAGACATTCTAATCTATATCAGACTCGCAAACAACGTTCCTTATAATCAAGAAATCATTCCAGCGCCAAATGAAATGGTTGTGCCATGAACTCTGATGGATTATTCTACGGCACAATCATGTGTCTTTTTTTGATTTTTGCAGGCTCACCAGGTCTTGCAACATTCCTTTTTGTTATACTATTGATGACTTGCACATGACTGAAGAAGAACGCAAACATATTGGCTGGACTGAGCGTGAAGAAGGCTTCTATAGACTTTATGCACCGCCTAAAGGTTCTATTGTAACACAAGCATTTATTCATTGTAAATATTGCGGAGGTTCTATCTACCATTGTATGGGACCACGTTATGATGCCGTGTGCCTTACTTGTTTTGAAAAAGATGTGGAAGCCAGATGAGTGACAGAAAGAATCGTGACGTTGGACGCAAACGTACATATCAAGGATGCAACTATTGTGGTTGCTGGCATTGTATGTGCGGTGCTGAAAAGAAGCGCATCATACTTGAAAGAAGTCGCCGGAATGATTTAATTCATGCTGGCGATATGATGGCGGGTGATGGTGGTTACGAAGAAGGCACGTTTGAAAAATACGAAGAATTTAATCGTAAGCGCAACTACAAGATACCAGGTACAGAATGATTGACTATCACGAAGCCATTAAAGAAATGCATAAAGGTAATGTAGTCAAATACATTGGCACCGTTAACGGGAATGTAATGACAAACAAAGGCTGGAGTTTCTGTATGCAACGTGGTGTTATATTTGTGTACAAAGACGGTAAGGTTATTCCAAAGTCTTGCGGCAATATGGTATACGACCCAGACTTTAGATATGAATTGACAGGCGAAATTGTAGACCCACGTGGATGGCCCAACAAGCCTAAAAAGTACCCTGAGATTAAACCGATGACAGGATATTCTAGAATAGGATTAAATAACGTATGAACGAACGAATTAAAGAACTTGCTCATGAGGCTGGATTACCGACCTATAATCCAGATGGTATCCCAACTAAGTTAGAAAAGTTCGCCGAGTTGATTGTGCGGGAATGTATTGGTTGTTGTGAGCAAGTGATTAGCGACCCTGTTCCCGAATCGGTAGATACTTGGTTGAATGGTGGAGAACAATGTATCCAAGAGATTAAAGAACATTTTGGCTTAGGTATGAGTGTGGAAGATAAGAAGCAACTAATCAAGGACTTGCTGGGAGTAAACAAATGATTGGTTTTTCTAAAGCATTCAAGGGATTATTCGGACCGAAACCCGAAGAAACAAAGTTTGAATACCGAGTCATTGACTGGACCAAGGTCACTACCGTTGAAGATGTTGTCAATATTCTCAGCAACATTGGACTTA